ACGTTATTGCGTGATTGTAAGTTTGCGTGCGCTTGTGCGTTTGCGCCACGAGTTGTATTGCCGGTCTGATGTACAGTAATATACTTTTTACCGTTTTTACCGCCGTACGTTTTAGACTTTATAACTTGTTGTGATACAAGTTGAGTTTTAATATTCATTGTTGCTCGTCTCCTTTTTAGTTAAATTAAAAAGATGCTGCACTAAGCAACATCTTTAGTCATACCGTCACGCTTATTTAAAATTTCAAATAACCCTGTTCCTGCAAGACCTGCAAATCCGCCTGCCCACAGTCGTAAAACTAACTCAAAATCCGTAAACGGATAAGAAATAGCGCCAACAATTAAACCGACAATCACACTGATTAACGGTAAATAGTTTTTTGGTAAGTTGACCGTTTTCTTTACTAGTTCTACTAAAGCTGTGACAATTGGTAATAATACAGTCGCAAATAACAATACTTGTTCCATCATTTTTACTCTCCCTCATTTTTAATTTTGTCTAATCTTTTGTGTGCTTGCTTACTTGATTCTTCTACGCGAGTGACGCGTTCACTTAAAGCGCCTATCTGTCGTTCATTCGCTCGTAGATCAATACGTATATTATCGACACCTAAGCTAATACTATCTAACTTCGTTTCGATTACAGCTTCTCTAGTCGCATCGTTTTTAATCGTTTTATGATAGTCTGTTGCTTGCTTTTGTTTGTTTAGCTGATACCCTAAAATAGCTATTGTTATCGATGCTACCGATATAATCACGCCCAATTCAATTGTCATAGTTAGCCTCCAATCTAATAAAAATAGAGCCTCTCTTTTTTAGAGAAACTCTATTGTACAAATCGTTTAATCATTTCTTTAGTTAACGCACAGTTTGGGTCAACTGTGTAACACAAAAAACAGCGGTCTTATAAAAGACTGCTGTTTTGTTTGTTATGAGTAAATCTAATCGCAATTCCTATTAAAACCCACGGCCAAAGAATAATAAAATGACCAAGCCCCGTACTAAAAGCCACACCTAAACCGAAAATTATCATATAAAACGGTAAATTTGAGGATGTTGATTTATGTGTTATTGAAAATAATAAACAATTGAATACTGGTACTATAAACCAAGTTACTAGTATTAACATTCCTATAATCCCCACGGATCCTGCTACTGTAGAAAACAAGTCGGCTGAAGTGAAATTTCCTAATCCTAACCCAAACGGATTGGCTAAACCAATTTCATAACCATTTAACAAGGTTCCAGTACGATTTAATGTTGAAGCATCCGAAAATTCAAATCGCATCATTATCCACATCTGCAAAGAATTTACATAATAAGGATTGATTAATTTTATTACAAAGTAGAGTAGGGTTGATAACACTAATACTATGACTGCATTAAGTATTAACTTTAGATTACTTCTAAAAGACCCCGACAGAACTGTAGTTACTACTAAGAACCCAATTCCCAAAAGCACAACTCCAAACCCTGAAAGTGAGGCTGCTAACAAGAGATTTGTTAATGAGAGTATGGTTACGAGTTTTAGATATGGAACACTCTCTTTACTTTTAGTTGTAATCATAGATAGACAAAATAAAAATACGACAGCAGAAAACACCCCTAAATAAGATGGTTCAGGGAATACAGATGTTGCCCTCGGTACCCCCAGTGCAGTAGCCCAAGTATTATTTACTACCGAATTACTGTTTACTAAAAATCTATCTAATGAAGGTATATTGAAATAATTCAAAACAACATCTACTATTCCGTACCCAAAGATAATCAAACTTACTTTAAAAATATAATTATTTACGATTTTAATGGATAATCTTTTTGAAAGATAATAAGAGAACAATGTTATGCACGGTATAGAGAACACATAAAATATTTGTCCGAAATTTACATTTCCGGAAGTGATAGTTACCAAAGCTGAATAAAACGCAAAGAAAAACAACGTTACAATCGAAATCGGAAATTTATTTAATTTTCCTTTTTTTACTAATACACTAAGTATTAATAAATAAAAAGTTATATAAACGAACGGATATGTTGGTTGAATGCCGACATTTAAACCTGAAATAATCGATACTCCTGTTAATGTGGAAAACAACAAAAGCCAAAATAACATTTTTGCGCTAGATCGGTAACTAGAAAGCCAGGTTAGCACGGTAATAGGTAGCCAAATATTCAAAATTCTTTTCATCCTTCCAATTGCTTTGTGTTAAATATATTAACACAGTTTAATTTAAAGCGAAAGGACGTGTAATACTATTAAACCTATTTTATGCTTGTATCAATCCAAATCCTTTCCAAGTACCGGGAGTACCTGCTGTAATACACACCCAACCTAAGTAACCTCCAGCAGTTGGCGAAGCATTATAAACTATATCCCCAACTTTCCACGCCCCATATTGCGGGGTAGGGTTATAATAATAGACCTCTGCGCCTTCTTCACTACGTTGATTCCCTTGAATGAAATATCTTGAAGAAGTGGCTTGAACATAAATTATTTTCCTGATTTTATTATTCGTAACAGAAACTCTCCGACAACTATCCAATAAAATATCATTCGTATTAACTAGATTGCTGTAATCGACACTATCAACTTGTGCAAACTCATTTTCTGAAATAGTTATATCTTCGGAGCTACCTGTTACAATGATTGGTTGATAAGTTTTGTCTGTTGTTCCTATTAACCCATTTTGACTGATTACAACACCTTTTGACCCGTCAATATCAATCGTGTTAAGCAACGTTCTTCCTAAGTCATTTCCTAGAATTTTTACTTTTTGAGAATTTTTCACTCTTATTAATCTTGATGGTATCGTTGACCCTGCTTTATCGAATACGGTATTCCCACTAATAAGAAAGTTACGACAACTTTCAACATTAATCAGAGTGACCGCGGCCGCCAATGGGCTATCATAAATGATTTTGTTGTTTTTAAATATAGTACGATGACAGTTGATAAAATCGAATGGGTTAGGTCTCGTTCCTTCTCCACTCGGACCATTAGCATAGAAAACATTATCTGAAATAGTAATATCAGATGATATTGTGTTGAGGTTACCGATTTTAAATGGTCTATTCACATACTCAATCGTGTTATGTGCGAAAACAAAATCACCTGCGTTAGTAGCTTCGATAAGTGTTGCATATCCACTAAACCAGCAGTTTTGAATATAGATTTGATTCCACCCTGTTGATGAGTAGAACACACTACCCGAAACCGCTCCTGAAGGACCGCAAATTGCCATATTATCAATATTTATTCGGTTGTTGTTTGATCCCGAAAAATCAATTAATGGGGTAGTACCGAAATCTTTAACCAACATTGATTTTGTTTTTCCCAATCCCAATAAACTAACACGCTTATTATTCGTAATATCTAAAGTAGTTGTTACTCTATAAGCCCCAACCGGAAAAAATAATGTTAACCCTTCTGCGCCAGCGCCCATTGTCATTATTTTGTTAGCGGCATAATTAATAAGTGCTTGCAAGGCTGTTGTATCATCTGTTCCGGTACCACTTACATAGTTATAATCTCCCTTTAATGCAACTAAAGGAGGCGGAGGATTTTTAACATTAATGTAGAGTTCGTCTTGCTTCGCCTTTTGTGCCAACTGTGCGTCAACATTTTCAAGGCGATTACCTAAATTTGTTTCTGTTCCGCGCGCGTTGGTGACTTCTGTTTCTAACGCTGTTAGGTTCGGAGCGTAGTCCTGTTCAAGTTGCGTTAGTTTGTTTTCTATTGCTGTGTTAAGAGTTGCTTCGTCAAACGATCCGTCAATAATCGCTTGCGCTACTGATCTAGCCCAGTCAGCGACATCTGCTGTCGCTTCCATTGACGATGCAATAGATTCTCTCACATCTCTTCCGTAAATCGCCGTTCTAACTTGATGCGCTAATTCTTCGATATTTTGAGGTACTGCCATCAAACATCACTCCTTTTCTTATCTATCAACAACCATAAATCTTCTTCGTTTGGCTCATTGATAAAATCATTACTAAAAAAACGATAGGTTTCCGTTACTACAATCGACGTTTCGTCACCGCTCAATCTCACATCAACAGTGATTGTCTGATTTCCTTTATCAACTATATACTTCGCTATTTCTTCTTTGTTTAACACGACATCTTCTTTGTACGTGCGATCAACACTAATCACTTTATTCGTTTTTCTCATCACGCACCACCTTCGAGTGTTTCTATGCGAGTAACTAACTCATTGATTGCTAGTACGATATCTGTTTTTTCTGTTGTTGTGAGCGTAGTAATGTCACCTAAATCACTAATAACTTTGTTTAGACTAACTTTATCAACAGCACCCATTAAGCCATCTTGCAACTCTGTTGCCACGTCAAAACTTTCTAATCCGTCTAACTTTGCTTTGTCCACAGAGGACATTAAACCATCTTCGGTCTGTGTCGCAAGTCCGTATTCAGGTATGTTTAAGTTGTCGATATCCGTTTGTAACGCCGATATTTGATTGCTGATGGCTTGTAAATCATCTGGTAATGTATCAACATCCGCTGACGTTAAACGGTCTTGTATGCTCGTTAATTCTGCTTGTGCATCGATTAACTGTTGATTAAGTGTGTTGTTAGCATTGCTTAACCTCTCTAATCGATTTTGCAAATCATTGACCGCTTGCGTTGATTTTCTCGATTCGCTTTCGTACTCATACAGATTCTTAAACTTATCACCAATCGTTAAATTGCTATTCTGTGGGCTGTTTATATCAATTGTTAGACCAATGACTCTCAAACGTTCTTCAATGCCCATAATCGGATTAATAAGCATATAACTATCACCTTTATCAAAACGATCCATCGTTAAACCGATATAAAATAAATCGACTGCCGATATTTTATATTGATTGAGCGATATTTTTTGATTGTTGATATAATCAAATCCTGCGTTATATAGATTGCTTTCAATGGTGATATCATCCCACGTGACTGACCCACCTTGGATGCCGAATACATCAATCAGATCCTGTCTGTCGATATAAGGCAATCCACTATTGACAGATTCAATTGTTAATCTTGCTTGACTTGCATCTGTTGCATTTTCATCTGCGCTTTCTATTCTTGCACCTAAAGGTGTGAGACGCGTAACAATATCAGTCGGATCTATATCACGTGACATACTTATTAAGTTTTTTGAAAGCTTAATCGGTGTGTCTTTATCAGAACCAACGCGCGGAAGTAAGTCAATATATCTAACATCATCTACTTTGCGTATTTGTAACTCTCCACCAATTTTATCAATCAACTTGCTTTTAATCGTGTTAAACGTATCTTCTTCAGCAGATAAGTAAACGTATAGATTATCAGTTGAGTTTGTCACACTGACATCGCCAACGGTAAAACGTTTATATTCTTCGACTTGGCTGTTGTGATGACTGATAATTGTTTGCATTAAATCACTCGGTGTACCTCTAAATTCAACATGTCGTTGTTGTGAGTCATGTAAGTATGCAAGTTCTCCCTCGCACGTATAACTCGCGCTGTGCAGTCCGTTGTTATCCATGTTTTCTCCAGGCGTTAATACTCTACCTTCAAATTCATATTCTCCAGTCATCTCATTTTTCACTTTAACCAACGTTTTAAACGGATGTATTTGTCCATAACCGGGATTGTTCATATAAATGCTAAAATCAAACGAATCAATCGCATTTATCTCTTTTTTGATGTTGCCAGACGGCAATTTAAGGTCATTAACTGTGGAACTGTGAATAACTGTACCGTCACTGTCGCCTGGACCATCATAAATTTTCACTTCATACATTAGATCAACTCCTTATAAAAAATAAAGTTGATCGTTCCTGTTCCGGTAATCGTTAAGTCATTTTCTCCACTTATTAGTGGTATATCTGACTTAACTGTACCTGCAGGAATTGTATATGTTTTATTTCTCAATGTCACAGTCATTTCTGCTGTTGTTTCAATTGTTGGATAAACATCAGGGACACCTGCATTAATTAATGTCACGTCTTGCGTACCGTCTATATCAAATGAAACGTCTTGAGAAACATCTAAATCAAAGTTGAATGTATCCCAAATGTCATTGCCTTCTTCTAATTCTGCAATCATAAATGGATACGCTTTAAACTTAACAGTTAAAATACCCGTGTTAAAATCTTCGCTGAAAGATGGTGCGCTTTCTGCTTCTGCTAAAAAATAATAACCAGGATAAGCATCGTCATATAACTTTTGTTTACCGTCAGAGTTCATTATCCAATTAGTCACTTGTGTTTTTAAATTATTTAATCCTACTTTCGTAAAATTATCGCGATCGAACACATTGAAAGGATACGATAACTCTCTCATCGTGTATGTTTGTGTACCATACAACCGACTAAAATCATATTCTTCGTTACTGAACGGTACTTTGACCATAATTTTTTCTTTATCAGGCATACCAATAGATTTACCAGGAGCCATCGACAAACCAAAATCACGGTATGAATGTTTACCTAAAAACGCTATACCCATCATGTTTGCGGTAGCCCCCTCTCAATTCTTCTGATACGTTGACCGCCTTCGTTTCCTGCGGTTTCACCAACATAAGTATTGAAGTCTTTTTCTCCAATTTTAATCGTTCGATTCTCTTTAACAGCTTGAATCAATTCAATCAACAAACTTTCTATACCTTCGCTGTTTATACTGTTATTTTCGCTAAAATATTCTTTTCTTTCTAACTGATCGGGTTGCATGTTTGAAACAATACCACTTACAGATTGACCAGCGCTACGTTTCTGACTGTTAACGCCATCTAAGAAACCATCAATCATGTTCGCGCCCCATTTGACGATGTTACGGCCAGGTCCTTCTTCGGCCGGAGAGTTAAACCCTAAGAATTTACCGATGCCACCCATCACACCGAGTGCCGCATCCTTAACAGCCCGCGCCTTTGCTTTGATACCGTCAATGAA